CTGCTCTGCATCAATCAAATCGCACGTATCGCACTTGCCGACTTGCCGCCCGTGTACGCAATCTCTACCGTTGTTCATTTGCCTCTCTCCGTAATTTGCCTGTTTTCATAATCAATTCTGCGCAAGTTTTTGCGGCGTCTTTCAGCTCTGCCGGGGCTAGATTGAGCTTAAATCGATTCATTACCGCCATTTGCGCCCGTGTTGCGAGCATTAAATTATCAATTTCCCAGTTAAGCTGATCATTATCCTTAAACGTCACGCAATGACCTTTCGGAACCGGCCCGTGATGCTTTTCCCATTCTACTACGTGCTTTGCCCGCCACTTTCTCGGCTCTGCGACTTTAACCATGATAAAGCCGCCTTTGCTGTCTATTCGCTCAGAGCCGACCGGTCTGTGCTGCATAGGCATATTGCCTTTTTTAAACCTGCCCTCTTGCGCTCTACCGCCTGGCTGCCAGCCTTTTACGCCCTTGTTGTGCGGTATCAATCCCTTTTCAAAGCACCCGGTGCGGCCCGACAAAATGCCGTGATTGCGCGTAAAACCTCTAATCTGACTCACGGTTTTATTATCGCCAAACCGCTTATTAAATTCCTCAGTTGTGCGCTCAATCGTCCATTTTTTGTAGCCGCGCTTGATGAACTCGGCTTGCTCTTTTGTGAATAACCGATATTCGCCGCGCGTGATTTCGTTAGTCTTGCGCCCGCATCTGATTTTCCGGTTACTCATTGCGGATTTAAGCTGGCTTTCTGTTTTATCAGTGCCAAACTTTTTATTAAACCGCTCAGTCAGTTCTGGGATTCCCCACTTTTTAAACCCGGCAGCCATAAACCTGACCATTTCGTCAGTGTATTTATACCGCATTTTTATTCACCTCAAGCATTGCGTGGGGACGGTGAATGTTGCCGCTGTCGTACTGCTTTTGAGCGTCAAGCACTAAGCGGGCGTTGCTGATAATCTCTTTTGCAACCGATGTGATTGCGTCCGCGCGTTGAAGCTCTAAAGTCAACTCTTCGGTTTTAATCGACTCATTGCCTAAACGCTCAAGCTGTGCAAACAAGTGATTATTCAGGTCTGAAAGTTTGTTTTTCATTGCGCACCACCTGTCAGCCAGTTTTTAGGCAAGCCGCCGCCCATTCTGATCATCTGGTCAATTTTACGCGCTGCGTCTTGTACTCGGCCGTTATTATCAGTCCAGATTGCGCCGGGCAGAATCCAGCCCATAGGGTTAACCTGATATTCGTTGTAAGGCGTCACAATGTTCTTTCTCGCCGCTTTGATATGCGCCAGCCCGTAAACGTAATCTTGCCCGTTAATCGGCGCGGCTGCTCGATTGCCTTGACTAAAGCGTAAAGTCTTTGCATCTTTTGGTGTAGGCGCTGCGAATTTGTGCGCCTTATTTGACTTGGTGAATGGTTTGAATTGCATTGGATAATCTCCGTATATTGCCGGGTTTCCCCGGCTTTGTTTTTTAGAATTTGATCATGTCGCCAGTTTTAATGCTTTTTAAGCAAGTAACCATGCCGCCGCGCTTGCCTACAAGCGTGTAAAACACCGGCTCGAAACCGCGCTTTTGCAAATCCTCGCCTAATGCACCATCGATTGACTCTGTTGAGTGAATTCTCATTTCGCGGTTATTGAAAGTTACTGTTTGCATTTTTTCTCTCCGTAGTTTTGAGCGGTGCTGCTCTATGTGTAAATAGTAATACACCGCTGCCGTTATTGCAATACTAAATAGTAAATTATTTTCGGGATTTAATGCCGTCCTTTTCTTTGGCTTCGCGGATTTCCTCCCGGTCAACTGCGATATGTCGCGGCGCTTCAAATCCTAGTTTAACCTGGTAGCCGTTAGTGTCAATCACTGTTACTTTCACAGCGTCCTGACCGTCACCAACGATTACCGATGATCCGATATTACGACTTAGTACCAGCATTATTAGCCTCCTGGTTAAGCTGCTTTTCCAGAGCAAGCAGAGTTTCTTCCATCCTTGCGATTTCCCGCAACTCTCTCGCCCGGTCATCTGCTGGCGCATATTGCAAGGCCTGCTTTGCGTTCCTGATGTTATATTCAAGATTAGCAATTCTTGTTTTTAATGGTCGCATAAAATCGCGGAGCTTTCGCCCCGCCTCCGTGTTATTTTCGCGGGTAGCCGTAACCTGGCTGCTGTTGTGGTTGCTGATGATACTGCTGCGGCTGCTGATGGTATTGTTGCTGCGGTGCCGCCTGTTGCTGCTGGCTATCCCAAAAGATAAACAGGTTAAGCGGTCCACTGTGACCAATCGGCATAGAGTCAAGCTCGATAGTTACGTTTTCAGGCCCGCCGTTATCGCCAGGCCATTTTGTCGCCCTACCTAATGTTGCGTAGCGATTTTTATCACCGTTTTGGCTTTGGTACTTTTCCGCGATGAAAGCAACGCGACCTTTATCTAATGGTTGGTTCATTCCATTTTTCTCCGTTACTTAATAATTGCGCCGATTGTGATTGCAAATGCTGACAGCTCGTTAAGTTTATCAGCGGGTAAAATTACCGTTACAGCTACCGATTCTGGCGCATTTTTTAGAGCTTCGCCAGCGCGGGTGAATGATTCAGGCTTTTGCATTGGCTGGATAGCTGCAACCGTTTCGGACTGCTGCTGGTTTGCCTGCTCTGCCGCTTTCGCGTACATTGCTTCGCGCTCTATTCTGGCCTGCTCTGCGGCTTCTTGCTGGCGCTTTAGCTCTTCTTGGCGCAGCTTTTCGGCTTCTGCCTTACGTTGCTGCTCAGCCTCGTAGTCGTTAACCCGGCTCTGCACTAGCAACAAAAAGTCGTCATGCGCTTTTAGGTAAATTTGCGTAAAGTCGTTAAACAGGAAGTTTAAGCTCTTGCCATGCTCGGCAATGATTGCGGCGTTTTTGCTGATGATCGCCGCCTGGCTGTCAACTTCGATTTTCGCCCGCGCCAATTCATCCGAACAAGCATCTTTCAGGCTTTGGACGGTCTTTTTGCCTTTGATGGCTCCAGCAAAGTCTGCTGACAAATGCGGCAACGGGTAGCCTATCGACTTTTCAACTGAAAGCGCGTATTGCTGCAAATCAGTTTTTGCAGCCTGTACGATTTCCAGCTTGATCGTCTCTTTACGGGTTTTAACCTGCTTTTCAGTATTAAGCCTGGCTGCTCGGATTGACTCACTGATTTCCTTTAGGTCTTTGACAAAGCGATCAATATCGGCAACTTGACCAACTACCGACTCACTAACCGCTGACAGCTTATCTTCGGCTGCTTTGAAAAACTTAACCATTGATTCAGCGTTGGCAAAGTCTTGATCTGATTCAAGCGGCTTTTTGCTCTGCTCAACCAGGTTAGTTGCTGCCTCTTTGTACGCCGTCAGGTTTGACTGGATAGTCAGGCTTGTGCGGTTAAACTCAAAAGTTAGTGCAGGAAAATCTCTGATCACTTCGCCGGTTATCTTTTCGGCTTTTTCTTCCGGCACGTAACCGGCCAAGTCTTTAGCGAACTGACTCCATCCATTGATAACCGCCTGTCGGCGCTCTGGCTGGCTTTTATATTCCAAGTCAACCTTGCGCTCTGCTGTGCCGTCAGACACCGTAAAAACACAGCTAGACGCGCCAGAAACGATTAGCTGATGCTCCACTTGCGGCCAGTGCGTATCGGGCAAATCTTGGTTGTCAGAAATGAACTGCGCCAGCTTTTCATTCCACAGCTTATGCTCCCAGGCTGTTGTCTCGCACATGGTCAAGCCGTCAAACGATGCCGCCAGAAACTCTAAGCCTGGTTCATCACATACGCCAGTCACCGGGTAAAGGTCTTGGCCTATTTGAGCCTCGACCAGCGGCCTGGCTTCTGCCTCTGCTGCATGGCCGCGATCAAATAACGCCTGCATTTGTGGCGTCACTTCTTCGGCTAAGCCAGTGGATTTTTCATGCAGTAACTGCTGGCGCGTTTTGTATTTAGAAAGCCCAAGCATTGCCGGGGCGTCTGATGCTGTGAATTTTGTGGCGCGGAACTGATGCCACTCTTGTGAGCCTTGAACTAACTCTACTGTTTTCATTGTTGCTCTCCTAGCTGCCGTAAGGCTTCTTTTTGATCTTCGGTTAAAATGTATTTTGAAGATGCCGCTTTGATAATATCCGTAGGCGTTTTCTTGCCTGACTCTACCAGACTTTGATACTGCGGGTAAAGTTCTAGCCACTTATCCGATGGCATTTCTGGCAATGCGTTCACAACCTTTTCTTGCTGCGGTGCCGCCTGGTTATTGTCAACTTGCCAGTTCATCATTTGACCACGCTCCAGCATTTCCATTAACTCTGCGCTGTTTGGCAATCTGCGACATAGGCGGTGCATTACTGCTTTTTTAGCCATACCCTCAAACCAATCTTTCCACGGCCCGGTATCACTGGTTTTTGATGCCGCGCGAACCTTGTTAATGTCGTCCATGTTCATTACTTCGAACTGGATTTCGCCGGTTTTCATTTTGGCATAAGCAAAAACACCAATCATGTCCCCGCGCTCGAACAGTGTCGGCTCGTACTCAATATGCTCGCCGTCACCATCCATCCAGGCGCGGAAGCGGTCGTTCTTGTAAATGGCCCGGCTTGCAATAACCGTGATTTCACCAGACTGACGGGCGCGTTTCATCACGCCGTCAACCATTGGCATATACTGGGCTTTTTTAATCCAGTTATTGCCCTGCTTTGAGCTGAACACAACCAGGGCGGCTTCGCGGTTATCTGCCACCAATCCGTCTTTAGCGCACTGCGTAAGTGAGTTTATAACTGATTGCGGGTCAGCTTCCATTAAGCCAGCGTTGTTTGCAATCGCAACAGCGGCAGACTGGACAAAGCGCTCATAGCTTACGTGAGCCGGTAATAACTGACTAACGCCAGCAAGGTCACGTTTAAGATTTTCGATAATTACTGGTAAAGACATTAGTTACACTCCATTCCGTTTTTAGCAGGCCAGATGCCATCTGCTACCATTTCGCAGTAATGCGCTTGCTGTGACATTTGATCATCGTGATCCATGTTCATAGTTACAGCGACTAGAATCAGGATGATAAAGACGGGTAGAAATTTGCGTTGTGGTTTCATGTTACCTCCGTATTTTTAGTGATTAGATTGCGCCAGTTTCTTTAATGCAGGTAGAGTAAACCAGGTTGCCGAAATCCTGAATAGACTTTTCTTGATTACCTGGTGTGCTGTATCGGCTTTCTTCGTATGCCATTTTCACGACAGGGAGAATTACTGACTTCATGTCGTTATCCATAGCCATTTCCACCATTTGCGACATTTCTACTCCGCTTTGGCGGGCGTCCATAATACTTCTTGCCATCTGGCTAAGTGACTTGCAGAACTCCAGCTTTTGCTCTTGAGTTGCCTCGCCATCATTCGCCATTACTGAGCCAGAAATCAGTGCTGCGGCTAAAATTAGTTTTTTCATGTTTAACTCCGTTTGGTTGGTTTAAGCGTTTTGCTTGTTGACTAATCTAGCACATTAGCCTAAAGTGTCAATACTTATTTTTAATAAAGGTGAAATAAAGATGCTAGAAAAGACGGTTGAAGAAATTAAGTCCATGATTTTATCACATGAAGAAAAAAGGGCTCTGGCCTGCATTTCAGGCAATGCAACATCAGAGTTTGGCACGTTCGAAGCATGGGTTGTTCAAGTTGAAAAAGGTCGATTTAAGGTTGTTTTTGATTCACCGGTTGGCGGCATAACAATGAGAAGCGCCAGAAGAAAAGTGCGAGAATTTGCCTCTATAGACTCGGCAATGAACGCAGTAAAAGAGTGCGGTCATAGTGTCGCAACGGTGGTTTGCAGCCAATAAAAAAGCCCCGCTATTAAGCAAGGGCAGTTAGGAACCGAGGTAATTATAGCTATGCATTACTATCAATTCAACATTGGCGACTATATGCGCGACACTGCGCACTTAGATGAAATGGAGGACTTGGCATACCGGCGTATGTTAGACCTGTATTACCTGCGCGAGTCGCCGCTTCCAGATGATGTTAAAGAGATCGCCAAGCTGATACGTATGCGGACGCATTGCGAATGCATTGCCAACGTATTGCGTGAGTTTTTCACTTTAAGCGATAAAGGCTGGATTAATGCAAAAGCCGATTCAGTTTTGACTAAGATTTACAGCAAATCTATCAAAGCAAAATTAGCCGCAGATAAACGCTGGAAAAATCAACCAGTTAAAAATGCGAGCGCATTGCAGACGCAATGCCAAGATGATGCAGACGCAATGCTACCCAATACCCAATACCTAGATACCCAGATACCCATTACCGATTTAGAAGATCTTGTCGATTCTGGCGAATCGCCTGCTGTGCAAAACAACTATTTGCAATCTGAGTTTGAAAGGTTTTGGAGAAATTACCCGACAAAAAAAGCAAAGCTGCCTGCGCAAAAAGCGTTTTTCAAACTGCTAAAAGGAAAGACGCCTGGCAAGGTCAAGTTTAACGTGGATATGATTCTTAGTTATCACATGGATTGCATAGAGCGCGAAGAAATTGGAGCCGATAAACTCCATGCAGCAACTTTACTAAATCAACGGCGCTGGGAAGATAACCCGGAATTTGTGCAGGCATTCAAAGCGGAGTGGCAATTAGAAAATGAGCATGGATAACCTTTACGATGAATACGCCGAGCAATCTGTTATCGGCTGCGTATTGCTTTACAGCGACAGCCTAGCGTCAATCGAAGCTATTGAGATTTTATCGCCAAACGATTTTTACAAAGCAGAACACCGGACTTACTGGCAAGCAATCAAAGAAATGGCAGAGCTGAATCTGCACATTGACGGCCTTACGCTGAGTAACAGGCTTGAGAATTTGAAAATTGTTTTCTCGTTCTCTTATCTTGGCGAGATTTCACGAAATACGCCAAGCAACGCTAACGTAAAAAACTACGCCAAAATAGTTAAGGAAAACTCCAGGCTGCGTGAAGCAATGCGGTTTTGCATGGATGCTATAAACGAAATAACCGGGCCGGGTGAGCCAGAGGAAAGGCTTGCTAAAGCGCTTAGCTATGTTTCAGCAATCGGGCAGGATGAATCGGACGGTGATATAAAAGATCCGGTTGATGTTATGTCGAACGTTTTTCAGATGATGGAAACTGCGTTCAGCAATGACAAAGGCATGATAGGCATTAGCTCAGGCTTTGAAAATATCGACAAGTTTACAAGCGGGTTTCAAGCGCCGGACGTTATTGTTGTTGCGGCCCCGCCATCGATGGGCAAGACCACATTTACGCTAAACTTTGCGGAATATGCCGCATTTCTTGATCCAGAGCCGAAAAACGTGCTGTTCTTTAGCTTGGAAATGAGCGCTGAACAACTGATGCAAAAGACTATTTCCAACCTTGGAAACTTGTTTCTAAACAAAATCAAATCAGGGAAGGCATTAGGCCATAACGCAGACGTTGCCAGAATCGCACAGGCGCAAGAAATCATAGTAAGCCGCAGGAAGCATTACAGGATAGACGATAAGGCCGGACAATCGATTGGGGAGCTTTCTGCGCGGGCTAAGCGCACAGCTATGAAGATGGGCGGTCTTGACTTAATCGTTGTTGACTACCTGCACCTGATACAGCCGACAAACCAGAGTGATAGCTCTATTGAGACTATCACAAAAAACATTCAGGGCTTAAAGCGGCTGGCCAAGCAACTGAAATGCCCGATCATAGTTTTGTCACAGCTTAACCGTGGCCTGGCTGGTCGTCCAGAAATGAAAAACCTGCTCGGATCGTCAATCATCGAGCAAACCGCAGATATTATTTTGTTTCTGTATGACGAAGATTACCAGGGTAGCCGGGGTGATCATTCGCTGACTGAGATTATCGTGGCGAAAAACCGTATGGGTGAGACTGGATCGACATTCTTACAGCCTGAGCTTGCAATGAGTCGGTTCAGAGATACGCAAAGGCTGCCAGCAGCACCAGCGCCGGAAGAAGGCAAAAAGAAATTTAGGAAATTTGACTAACAACGGAGTTAAAAATGAGCAAGATAATCGTACACAATGAATCATCTTTCAGTGATGTAAGGGCTATGCAGTTTGTAACTGTGGTAATGAATCGCGGCTTTGAAAGCGGTGAAAATCAGTATTGCTGGGTAACTGTGTGGGGAAACTATGGCATTGAAGTTCACGCCATGAAAACTCGCGGAAATACTTTTACTTTTAAAGTAAGAAATCTTGCTAAGGATTGAGAAATGACAAAGATATTTTTATGCTATTTAGCTTTTTTACTTGCCTGCTATTTAGTAGTTTGCTATCTTATCCACAGCGTTAGTAAATCATACAAACAGAAAAACGGAGTTGATTATGAATAAGCAGCAGCTTACTGGCAAATCTTGGAAGCGAGGATTGCCAGTTGAATTCCCATCAGGCTTTGGTGTTTTAATTGTGCCTGAGCAGGATGTTAACGGAGTTGTAATAGTTATGGCAGAGGGCGGTGAATATCGCAGGATTTCCGCTAACGCAATTAATCCCATTAAATCAGATCGTGACCGTCTAATTGATATAATAGTAAGTTGCGGAAATCTATCGGATGGCGCATTGGCTGACGCCATCCTTGCGGCAGGATTTAAAGCGCCAGGCATCAAAGATGCTTAAACTCCACACGCCATTCGAACTAATAACCGCCAAGCAGCTCTGCTTTGAGCGAAACCGGGACGAGCCAAACGATAATGACCTAGCCGATGCAGTTAAGCTGTGCGTAAAGTGGAACAATCAGCGGATAAAATTGGGGCTTAGGCCGTGGAGTTGATACTGATACGCCGGGGTGATGCACTGTACCCGGCTGAGCAATCAGACCTTGAAGCGCTACGCAAGTTAAAAATCGGCGTGGAGTTGAGAGGTGACGTTAAGCAGCCAAGGAATTACCATTTCCATAAAAAATTATTTGCTCTGCTTAACCTAGCATTCGGATACTGGAAGCCGGAAAGCCTTATTTCAGACGTAGAGCGCGCCACAGTCGATAAACTGTGCCAGTTCATGCAATCACAAGGCGTTAGCGCAGAATCGCTTACAGAGCTTTCTGGGGCGTTTTTGATGCACCTTAACAATCATCGCCAGAACATACCCGCCGAAAGGTCTTTTGATTGCTTCCGGGAGTATGTGACGATTAAAGCGGGTTATTTTGACACGGTGATAACGCCATCAGGATTAAGGCGCATTGCCAGGTCAATCAGCTACGCATCAATGGATGATACAGATTTTGCAGAGTATTACCGGCAGATTTTAAACGTCTGCTGGCAGCTTTACCTGCATTCCGTGTATCAAAACAAAGATCAACTGGCAGAGCAGCTTTTGCAGTTTGAATAAAATCCCGGATGAATGGGCTTTTGTTTCTCGATTTAGCGGTAAATCTCCTTTGCGCCAATATCCATATCAGCAAATGTATCTGCGCAGTGGATTACTATTTTGTTAATCATCAATCACCTCACTTGCAGCGATAAGGCTTTAGCTCAAGCCCCTCGTCACTGATTAGCATTTTGTCTATCATAGATACCTCGTTTGTGACAACTAAACCAAAAAGCAAACAATCGCCCAAAGTGCAGTCTGAATAGTATGCTCTGGTGATTACTATCAAGCGCCACTCCTGCATATACGCGCTGATCTTAGCCAGCGCGGTGTTTGTTAGGGTGGTGTAGTAATGCCATTGTTTTGCTTATTAATTCAGCCGATTAGGTGGCCGACAAAAAGCTCATGACAAACCTAACCACACCACTTGCTGGGAAGTCGTTGCCTGTCATAAAGGCCGCCCCGCTATAAACCGCCCCTCTTGCATTATCAAATCTGAATCTGACAATGGAATCACCTGTTGTTTTGTAACCGTAGTAATTCTTGGTGTCGAATGCATCTTGCTCAATCACTACTGAAAAAACGCTTTCAACCCCATCTTCAGCAGCAGCGAACGGCAAGCCATGCATAAATGCAAAGCTCCCCCCCACACTCCCAATGCTACTGTACTCATACTTACAAGTGAGCGTTACAAGGCGGCCAACTTTTACGTACCGACCTGTGGCTGACACAGCGCTAAATGCGGGAGAACCAGAGCCGTCCGCTGATATAATTGGTGTCCACATTCCCTCTTCGTAATCGTCCAGTGTGTTTGGGTCGGAGGATGCAACTTGCGAAACCGGAAACTGAATGGCTGATGCTGGTACTATTTGCTTTGACGTAAATCCGCGATTACCGTAACGAACATTAATGTTACCCGTGTTAGCGAGAGCAACACAGCCATCGCCGCCATTAAAATCAATACCGTTAGCGTTAACTGAAACTATGTTTGCGCCAGTTACTGCGATATTGTAACCCTCGGAATACACAGCGCTTTCGCTTATAGCTTCCAGCGAACCGCCGTTTATATTAATGCCGCCATTAGCCCCGCCAATATAAACTGGTACGCCGTTGCTGTTGGTGGTGGTTATCTTATTTCCTGTAATTGAGGCGCCAAGGTTTACATCTAAACCAAGCGCCGGAAAGTCGATGCCACGAAGCGCTGCATACAGCCAGCTATTGCTAATTACCATTGCTCGAGGGTCAGTGACGCGAATTGCGGTGTTCGTTATCAGGTCTATAACACTGTTGCTGATATTTAGTGCGAGGAATCCGTTATTGCCGAAAACACCATAAGCACCAGATGCAAGCAGGCTGTTGCTAATCATTAACCCTTCACCAATAATTTCAGCGTCGCTCTGCAAGTTGACGCTGTAATCGCCTGCGTCGGCAAGAATTCGTGAATTGTTGATGCTGTTATTTACTGACTGTCCGAAAAGCCTAACGCCTTGCGCACAGAACCCTGTCTCTACGTTATCTAGCACGCTGTTCCACGTATAGCGCCAATCGACGCAAATACCCCAGCCGCGCATTCTAACATCTTTTATTGTCATCCATGAGTTAATCTGTCCAGCCACACCCTCAGATGAAATGCCTGAAAATACTTTAGGGTCTATCACGTTAAGCTCGCTATATGAGCTTATCTCCATACGGGAAATATTGCCAACGTTAGTATTAGGCAGTAGCTTGAATGCATCACACCCGTATGCAAATATCTTTGTTTTACTCCAACCATCGCCAAATATTAACGTGCCAGATGGCAGAGTTATGGGTAATGAAACCTTGTACTTTCCCTTGGGAAAATGGATGGCATTGCCGCTATTCACTGCATTTTGGATAGCTTCCGTGTCGTCCGCTCCGGTGTGTGTGTTGTCGTCCCAATCACCCTTTGCTCCAAAATCTTTAACAGAAACAGCTTCATGATATCTCCGCGCTAAATCACCAGCCTCAACCCCACCAATCGGCACAGTGCTATCAGGGGCGGCTAGGGCGCTGCGTAATGCTGCATCGCCACGGTTAGTATATGTTGGCTCAGATGGTACTGTGCCAGCAGGCACAGTAAACGGTAAGCTGCCGTTATAGCTCCAAGTGTTACCACTCGCATCAAAACCAATCTGGTTACGCGCAGTAAATGTAAAGCCCGTGGCAAATTCTCCGACAACAAACCAGCCTGTAGCTGTTACGGCAGCAGCTAGTTGTTGCGCTGTCTGATCAACTAAGTCCTGCGCCTGCTGAGCAATAACCGGCAATGGCGTAATCTGTGCGCCAGTACGGTTTATAACCGTGCCGCTAGTCTGGTTTACAAATCGGTCAGTATCCTGCGCGTTTCGCTTCAATACATCTAAGGCGGTTGAGCCAATCGGATCGTTTAATGGCATGTTCAAATCTCCGGTAAATCTACGTTTACGATAACGTCAAGCAAGGGCGATCCGCCTAAAGCTGCAACGCCTAAAATTAACTCTTCTCCGCCTAATGATGGCTCGTTTAATTTGCGAACCATGACGCGGGCGTCATAAAATAAAACCTTTCCGGCTTCACCGGTGTGCTGCGGAATGCCGTCAGGTAAAAAGCTGGCAACCTGCGTTATCACGCCATCTTCGGTAGGTAAATCAATTTCAAACTGTGCGCCGTTTAAAATGGCAAAGTTATCTTGCCGAAGCCATGCACGGAAAACCTGAGCTTGAGCCAGCGGCATGACAAAGCGTAAATTGAAAAAGCTCGGCGCATCATCGCTGACAATCTGCGAAAAATAAGCCCCTGCGCTTGGCTGGCTAATCTGAAAGCGGGAACTCTCATCCCGCGAGTAGCCAGACTGTAACGGCTTTGGTAAAAAAGTCGGGTAAACGTACATTGTGCCCCCGGTGTAAATTAATAATTACAGTATAAGCTAATCAGCGGAAAACATTAAGCTGTTATATTCAGCTAGTTCTATTTCGCACTCTCCGCGATCATTTGGCCTGCCCCTGCCGATAACGGTAAATGTCGAAGCTGCCGCATCTTCATCGGAGCAAATAAAATACCGACTTCCTGATTGAATTTTGCCGTTAGCGAAAAATGCACCCGTTAAGCCGTCAGCTTGAAAGCCAAATATGTTTCCGTCTGCGCGCGGATAGGCTCTAACTGAGTTTGACGGCTCGCCGCTTTGGTCGGTGATGTAAACCCAATAATCAACACCTGGCTCTGGCTCGAATCGCTCAGATGTTTTGTATTGATTACCAGACACGGATAGCAATTCGCCGTCAAACATATCGAGGTCGTACTGGTCAACCCAATCCACTCTCATTCCTAAGCGGGCAAGCTGCCCGTCCATCAGTGCAGTGTCTTTTACTTTTACTGACTGATAAATTAACCGGCGCACCTCTAATTCGCAGCGATTGAGAGCCTGCAAGTCGTTTCTACAGCCAGCCAGTCGAATCTCAAGCGGCCTAATGCCTAATCCTGGCTCTATGTTGCCGCTTCCGTTTATCTTGCGCCCTACGCGCTTCTCGGCGTTTTTAACCGGATCAACGTAAATGACAACTACCGAATCATAGTCGGCTGGCCTGCGGAATTTCTGTGTAAAACTCCCAGCGCCTGGCGCTAGGTTTCGGCGGTTAAACATCAGTGACTTAAACGGTTTAGCTTCTTCGCGGACGAAAGACCATAGTAAGCCCTCATTCCAATAGCGTACCCGCGCCACGTTGCAGGCTGTCTCTATGCGCTCGCGTAAAGAAATGTTGCCATCGTCAAAGGTGAAATCGAAATAGCCAAGCTGCGCATCGCTGAGGCTGCTGTAAATCCCGAAAAGCTCATCTGTGTTAATTTGACTATCCGGCACCCCGGCTTTTGTCGATAGCAGGTAATAAACGTAATCAGCAAAAGACCGAGTAGGCACAAATGCACCGCCACTGGTAAAGGTTTGCAGCTTGCGGGTAACTTTGGCGTTTATCTTATTTGATGCGCCTCGGTTTGCCCGCTGATTACTTCTGCGGATAACCTCAAGCAAAGTTACATTGCCAAAATCAGCAGTGTAAGGCGTAACAGAGCTGACCCCTTCAAGCGTTAACAAATCAACTGCGTTATCACCTAAGCTGTTTGTAATTCGAGTAGCTCGCGCCCGGTATCTACCCGGCGTAATGCCGTCAGATGATGTTAGCTTAAAAGTTTGCCTTTGCGCTGACAGCGTATTGCCGCTAAACGTTGCGCCGCGCTGAATTGCTGGCCCGGTCGTATCGCCGTTAATATCAATCGGCTGAGCCTCAAGCGTTGCGCTTACCTGCGCTGTGGTGCCATCGCCTTTCCTAATACCCTGAGGCATTACTAAATTAAACCAAACTTCTGTAATCTGATCGCCCTCAAGCACAAACCACGGGCTGTCAAACTGAAAAGCGTTATTTGTGACAAATGCAAACGTCACCGCGCCAGTGCTGGCAAAAGAGTAATTTAATAAAATATCGCCAGCGTTAATGTTCAAAACCGCAACGTTTGTTCCAGTCTGAATGATTAGATTGTTTTCTGCGTCCAGGTACTGAACCTCAAAATCAACTGTGTTGCCAACAGCAAGAGAAATCAGTGTTATAAACGACTCTGGTACGCTAAGAATGTTGCCAATGCTAACTTGTGCGCCATCTATCGACTCAAGATAGCCCGTTCTTGTTTGTTGATCGGCTCCTAGTAAATCCAAATCAACAGAGCTTTGTGCCGTTCTGACGTTTAGTAGGTCTGCTGGTGTTTCCCCAGGATTATAAATCTGGTACTCGCTTTGCAGAATGTCATCAAGCGGCGTATCACCCTCTTTAACGTCCTCGACCACATACTGACCGACACCGAAACAAAATATCTCACGGAAAACCCGCTGATTGTTTACGTACTCAAAATAAGACGGCTGAATAAAATCAGGGAAGCTGATAACCTGCCCGGCTATATCCGGTATAGCTTGGCGCGGCCTGAAATTGTTTGAGGCGCTGTTTAGTTGATTGTTGCCATCCCGCCCCTCTGCATCGACTTGCCCTGGCGTTTTCGGCTTTGGAGCAAGGGCGATGGTTAAAGCCGCTGCGCCGATGGCAACAATGGCGATAATTGCCAGCGTGAAAGGGTCAACGCCCTGCGGCCTGAATCGTATCGTCACATTGTCAAACTGGCCGATTTTAATAGCAGATGCCTTGCAGCAATTCTCCACACTCATTGTTTCAGTGTTGACGATCTCGCTGCCATTTAACACGACCTGCATATGCAAGCCTTGCGATCCCTCAGCGAGATTATCTAAAAGCCACTCGGCAAAGTTCGTTTCGCCTTTAAGATAATAGGTTTCCGGCGCTTTAATCCCTGCCGGATCACGATAAACAACGATATTAGCCATTGGTCGGCCTCATATAAAACTTAATTCTGCCAGCGTAGCGAGTTAATAAGGCCCGGATTGGCTCGGCTGCAACCTGTCCTTTGCCGTCTTTTCCTGCTGCGTGAATGGCGTGCAATCCGGCTTTATGCACGTTAAGCACTCGACCTACGTGAACCATGTCGCCATTAGATAAAAAGATGCAAAACACTGCGCCGTCTTGCGGATTATCCCACTCCGGCCAGCCGTATTTATCGCGCACTGGTGAGCCGATAACCTCAATAGGCTCTCCAGTCTCATACCCAGTTACATCAGGCAGCTCTACGCCGTTAATGCGCCGGAATGAGTCAATAACAAGCCCCCAGCAATCGAAGCTATCAGGGCCGGAAGCGCGATCAACCCAAGGTTTGCCAACTACTGCGTTTATCCAGTCTATGTTTGTCATCATAATGCTTCTGCCAGTCCGGGAAATCTGTCCGATGTATAAAACTCGCTTACACTCCTGTCAGCAGGGTTTGATTGCTCTGCCCGGATCACTGCGCCGTCATTAGTCAGTGTAACAGTCGATAGATAGAGCCGCAAAACGAAAACCGGTGCGCCTAATTGCCCACCGATGTACTCCCGCAAAATAACCTCTCCTGTCAGCGCTCTATCAGCGCCGCGAATTTGCTTTAAGTGTTGCTTTACTTGCGAACCAACTCGGCCCAATTGAATATCAGCATACACGTTCGGCTGCCCTTGGTCTGGCTTGCCAAAGCTAAAAGCTCCGCCGACAAACTCAACCGATTGCCCGGCATTTCTTGGCGCGTCAGATTCAAGCGTGAAACTAAGCGGATCAATCCTGCCGTCAACGTAACGCAAAACGCCGATAGTCGGGTGGTAAATCTCAAGCGTTTTATAATATCGGACAAGGTCTTTTCGGCTGTAAAACTCGGCCAGTGTTGTCATATTCTGTTGCCCGCCGTTGTTGTGTTAGTGATGGCATTATGCACCTTTCCGCGCTGCTGAATATCTGCAACGATGATTTCTATCATCTGCGCACCGTCAGGCCCCTGGCTGCGTTTTTCTTCAACCTTGGTTCCTGATGCGTTGTTAATCACGTTCACAGTGACATTAGATCCGCCAGCCCGCCCCATATCTTTATTGCTGACAACCTCGCCGCGGCTACCGGGCAATAAATACTGTTTGCCGCCTGACATTAATAGCTCTGGCCTGCCGTCCTCTGTTACCGGATAAATCATGCCTGGGCGAACTGGCCCGCCGTTTAATCTCCCGCCGCCAAGAGCTAAACCTTGAGATAAGGCAACGGTTGAGGCTATACCAGCCGACGCTGGCGCAGCGTTAGCACCAAAGCTCGCGAGTGAAGCGAGTGCCGCTGGCGTTGCGTAAGCTGCGCCTAATGCTGCCGCTGTTGCCGCTCCGGTTGCTGTTGCTGCTTTCTGCCCGATTGCTGCCGTGACAGCCATTTTAATCAGTGCGCCGATAGCAGTCGTTAGAATGGATTGAGCCAGCCCTCTAATTGCATCTTTTCCGCTCATGGCCCCTGTAGCTACAGCAGCAAATGCGCCGATAGCCTGATTTTGGAATGTATCAAGGTTAAATCCAACGCTATCTAACTGCTCTTTCAGTGACGCGGTGCCTTGCTGATTAATCTGATTAATTTGCTCCTGCGTCTGCTGCTCAAGCAGTAATTTTCTGTCTGCGTATTCCTGTCTTGTGATCAGCTCCATTTCCAAGGCAGTTTGCAGTAAAAGCTGCTGTTGCATATAGCTGTCAGCCAATCGAGTAAGCTCGGCTTGCTGGTCTGTAACTCCGGCAAATCTTACATCGCTACCGACTTTTTGTTTTGCTTTGTCAGCCTCCTGCTGCTGTTGCTGCTCAAACAATCTTTGCTGTGCATCAACTAAAGACTGTATTTCCGCTGCCGATTTCCCAGCCGCAGCGCCAGTTTCACGGATGCGCTGAATCATTAGCGCGTTAGATGCCTCCGCGCTTTCTGCTTTTGCTGATTGCGTTTCGATTGATTTTGCGTAGTTGTCCCAAGCGGTTTTTGCCTGAGTTATAGCCTGCTGCTGCTCCCTCGTCCTTTGGGTTAGCAGTTCTTGCGCCTCAATTCTTTCAAAATACTGATCGATTTCAGCTAATGCTTTATTCAGGTCTATTGTTGAATCTTTTGCTGCTAACTGCTCAGCTGTATAGATTGCAACTTGCTTTGCTGTCATGCCCGCCGTGTCAGCCTGGGCTTTAATAGATGATAGCAGCCCATCCATTTGAGTCTTAAACCCAGCGGCAGCAGATTGAGACTGAGCTAAAAATTCAGGGAAATTGGCAAGCGCCTTGTTGAGCATCTCCTGCGCTTCCGCTGCGCTATTTGCTTGAGCTATAATCCCTGCGAGGTCGTTATAAAGCCGCTTTATGCCGTCACTTGCCTTGCCGTCATTTACCGCTGCTGCTATTTGCTCTTGCAGCCGATTAAACGCCTCTGGAGTTGGCGCGTTAGCCACCTGAGATAGCGTTACAAGCATATCCCTGCCTGCTTGCTGCGCTTGCTGCCCTGTATAGCCAAGCTCTTTTCCAAGCTCCATAGAGGTCTTTAAAAAGCCCTCTGTGTTGTCGTGTGCGTATCGAACTCTGTTTGTGTAGTCACCAATTGATGATAGGCCAAACCCAGCATCAAGAGCGTCAAAAGTATCAACAGCAGCCGCTCCAGCTTGCTTTAGTGCGTCCTGTACATCGAGCATAGCGGTTGCTATCCTCGCTCTTGCTGCGGCCTCGCTTACTTTCGCAAGCTCTCTAATCTCCTCGGATAAAACCAAAACGCCATCATCTGTTTTGGTGACAACTTTATCCAAATTGATCATCGCCTTTTCAAGCGCTTCTGTTGCGTTTGTGCTATCGAATAAAGACGGGATAAGCATTCCTGCAATTGATGCAGATATACCAACAATAGCACCCAATAGCGGAGCGCCAAGCATAAAGCCCAAGTCAGCGCCTTGCTGTGACAGCGCAACCATAGGGCTAACTCCGCCCTGAATCTGTCCGACAAATTGCTGAATTTGAATACCAGCTTGACCGGCAGAGCGGCCAACGCCAGCCAGCGCGTTAGTTACGCCTTTTGCTGATGTGCTAACCTGAGTATTCATTCTTTCTGCTGATGCGCCTATGCGCTGCATATCTGCACCAATGGCGGTAGCGGATGATTTAACCGCTCGCCGCCCTTGAATTAGGCCGTCAGTTCTGGCTTCAATGTCGTAATAGATGCCGCCTACACTTTCAGCCATGTGTTACCCCTTGAGCTTTTGCTTGTTCTTTAAAAATGCCTGATAACCGTCAAGCAGCTTATCGCGTTCTTCATCGTCAATCGGTGGCGGCCTATCGCCCCAATTCTTGCGGTTTCGGTGTTCACACAGCCGCTGAAATTCTGTCATTGTGCTATTCCAGGCATCTTGTGAGCTAAGGCCAAATTCATCTATCAGGATTGCTACAAACTCAGCCGGATCAAATGGCCGCTGTTCTTCCTGTGCCATTTTCTTTTTTGCTTGCCGGGTCAGCTTTTCCTTTGGCTCGCCATAAACGCCCCACTTAATACAGTGGTGCGCCAAAATGACAACGTCCTCATAGGGTAATTTTCCAGCTTTCCAGCGTAACCCATTCTTTACGCTTGGCACTATCTGTCCGATAGAGTCAAAGGTTAAATCTGAGCAGGCGTCCAGCATATTACCGCAACAGGCTATATCAGTTGGCTTTGGCACCAATCCAGATAGCAGCACCTGATAGGCGTTGCAAATGGCATTGATTGAATACTCTAAATCTTCGCTATTGCCCACTGATTGCAATGCGCGAAAGGATGGGCGCAACAAATGCTGCGCCTCCCCGATGTAGATCACAGCTTCACCTATCGAGGTGTTTACGTGAGCCACGGCATGCTCCATTAGATCGGAGGTGGCACGACTGGAGCTGGCACGGCTGTTACAACTGGATCACCTTGAGCGCCAGCAGTCAGATCATAAGTCACTTCGGCGTTATAGCTTGCTGACTTACGGAATGATTGCAGCGTTACCGGGTAATCCTTGGTTTCACCAGCACCGGCATCACGCGGCTCAAAAATGCGCAGCCAAGCGTAAGGCTGACCATTCATTTCTGCTGGCGGGTTTTCGATGTGATCTTCAACTAAACGCTGAAACGCCGAGTCAATCAAAAATAAACCGGTGATTTCAATGTTGTTGTTCTTAAACGTAACCAAGCTGGTAGAAGTGTTGCCAGTACCACGGGCAGTAGTATCGGCGGTTTCCCACTCCGGGCCAAAGGTTAGGTCGCGTGTTGCTGCCAATGCGGTAAAATTCGCATCAAGCGGCGGTGTGGTTGAATCTTCCAGCGCAAGGAAGATGCCGAAGCTCTTACCTACTGCTGCCTTGTTTTCAAAAGCCATATTTATATCCTCTTAGCTAAGGTTGGTTTATCCCGATACGCCGGTTGATCGGCGCACCTGAATGTTGAGTGGCACAGCCCAGCGCCCCTGGCCGTCTTTTAGCGGTGCGCCGGTTGAGCCTAAAATCTGAATATCGTAAATTCTACCGCTGACAAAATTAGTATGAAAAAAGTCCTCAAGCGCTTGGCAAGCGTTTAGCGTGCTAATCATGTCCTGTTGACTGCCCTGGGCCTTGCTGAAAAACCAGATATCGACAGTCTGCTGAGCAATATCTTTATCTGCCGATCCGGACTGATTACGGATTAGCAAGCAAGGTTGCGACAGGTTTTTAAACGGGGCCAAATCATCATCACGCCAAAGAGATATTGGCAAGCCGGTTTCATCGCCAACGATTGCGGTTATGTCTTGCAGTATTGTGGTCATAATTTAAGGTCGCCTAACATGATTCGCCTGACTGTCACTTTTGTTTCCTCACCAGCAGCAGATAGATAGCCTGGTTTAGCGCGACTGTTCCAGCTCGGACCTGATTTAAGCTCCGGCGGTCTAGGACTCCAGTCCGTACGCTCGTGCAGTGGTAAAGCGTAATCAGCGGTGTATCCGATTCTGGCGAAATAACCGCCAGCGCCATTGTCGCGCACCTCGCGGTATTGGCTATTGGCCAATAAACCATACTCGGTTGGCGTGTACTCGATCGCTTTATTACCGACAACTATGGCGGCAGCAGTAAGCGCCCGCTCAATCTTGCGCGGTATTGTTTGCGTAAAAACCTCAGCGCTTCGCCGATTTATCTCGGCAATCTGACGCTTTACATCTGATGCTGTTTTTGCCATAGCTGCGACCTGTAAAGTAATAGATACAGTTTAGCACCAGCCAGGCTTATTGGGTAGTGGCAAGAAAAAGCCGCAATTAAGCGGCCAGTATTACAGATATCTTGTCCTTAGCGCGTTAGCCACTCTAGGGTCTGCCTGCATTTCAGCTAATTGCAAAGCTAATTCGTGCTTTCGTCTTTTCCATGCTAAATGAGCGGATTCCTGCGTTTTGTGCTGGCCCAGATAATCGCATTTCTTTGTTATTGGGTTGCGGCACTGAGCTTGAAAAGATCCGTTCCTTCTGTGCCAAGTAACGCCAAGCAAAAAATTGCCCCTTTTAATTCCGCCCTCAACTATAAAATTATTTAAACATTTACTAATAAATGCACAGTTTTTTTCAGAATATATTCTATTGCCTTTAGTAATTAAATCTTTATCAAGCTCTTTCCCTTGCCAGTCTTGTTTTTCCATCCACGCCTTAAAATTACTAAACAATAACCACTCCCTGCAAACTTGGCAGTCTTTGTATGAAGGTTTTCTTGATATATACTTTATGCCATAGCACCTGTTTAGCATGCTTTTCCATGTTGAGTAGAATGGACAAGTAACTCTTTTTCCTTTAAATATTCCGCAAACAACATAATCAGCATCATTAATAGCCACACCAAGGATTATCTTTTTGTTACCATGCATGATCATCACCATAAATTAAACCCCTGCGATGTTAGTGCGGACTGTAGCTAGTCACCATCGCAAGGGTTCAAAAATTTGCTACCTGTTTTATTCCGTTTTTGGCGGTCAATCAACTTGGGCACTACTCCTTGCTGATTTCGTGATCATACATCAAATATTAATTGTTGCAACCAAAAGCGCCAGCGCCTCTCAACTCTCTAATAAGGGAGCTTGCCAAGTCAGCAGCGGATTCTGCAATTCCATCAATTAAGGCTTCTACCTTGTCGCCAGTTGGATTAGCCAATTCAGACGCTGAAATCTGCAAATGAACGTCCCTAACATGGCTAATCAAAATCGACTTCTCAGCCTCGCTGAATTTAGGCAAATCTTTCTGGCTGACTTGCGCCGGAATTATCGTGCCATCTTTAAGCCCAATATCAACCGGGCAGCTAAAGCTAGACCAGCCAATGCCTTGTTTTAGCACCTGCCATTCGCCGCCCTGATTACGGTATGTGTTGCCGTTTTTGTCTGTGTAGGTCATTGCTTCACCTGTTCAGTTAAATAGTCCTCTACCTGTTGCAATAGCAAAGTATCAGCTATGCAAGCTAGGTATTTTTTACAACCCCGCCAATGCTCAAGAGCCGCCGCTGGCTCTGTGCTGCGCTCAAGTAGCTCAGCCAGGTAAGCCGTGGCGAATTTGTCTTGATACATCGCAGCCAGCTTGAATAGCTCTGCCATTGTTTTTAAATAGGCTTTCATTCCTTGCTGTCCTTTCTTGTCACCCGCTTGGCAATAGGCGCATAAACTACGCCATTAATCACCACTGCGCCCCGATTCTTTAGGCGGTACAAAACCGCCTCGCTAAAGTCTAACTTCTCGGCGACTGATTTAAGGCCGTGTTTTTTGATGTAATCGGTTAGTGTTTGCATTGTTAATCCTTAGCCTGCCAGCGTAGTTGGTTTAATCACAAGTTGAATACCTTGCTTTGCTTAAAAGCTCTAAGTGTTCGTCTTTTGCGTAAACAAAGGAGTTATGTAATACCGGTTGATCTTTTCTTAAAAGATTAGATTCACCTGCAACGCAACTGATTAATGAAGCATATTTAACCCACGGCGCAACATAAATCCCGCCAAGCCTACAGTTATTAATTCTTGTCCTTGATCCAGTCACAACAAAATCAAGGTCACAGTCTGCATACTCAATAAAGCCATCCCCTTGCAGCGTTATACCTTTCTTTGCACACAAATACTCTTTGGCAAATTGCTCGCTCGCCTCTCTCAAATGCTCCATTTCTTCCAAATGGCGCAATCTTGTCATACCACCAAGCATTTTTATTAAAAAATTTCTCATTGCTCACCTGCCTTAGTCATTTTCATAAGGGTTTCGTTTAGAAGCTTTATAAAATCATCATCGGATAATTGGTAATTTCCAACCCACCAAGTGCCGCGCATCCCGTAAGGAGAGCCTAGCACTAGACAACTTTTCATGCCGAGCAAAATCCTTATAGCGCTTGAATTATCATCGCTGTGAAAACAAGCCACCAAATACCCACCATTTACAGGTATGGCATACGAATTACTGCCAAAAACCTTTCTGTGCGCGTGACGTCTTTTGTTACACTTTAAAATCCTCTGGGGGATTATTTGGCCGCGTTTAAAAAACTCACCTCGGCGCTGTATATCTTCGATGCTATTAAAATTGTTATAGGTAGCCATCACTCCCCCTTAGCCTGCTGGCGTAGTTGGTTGGCGCATTCTCTAGCGTAGATGACCGACTTTGCGTAGGGGTGAAAATTGTGAAACTCAATAAGTTCGTCTGCAAAGTCATCAACAGCCTGCGCTTTGATTTCTGCTAGGCATTGGGCTGGAGTTGTGTCGAGCCTGTTTTGTAGCTGCTGCATAACAAACATCGGATCAGCGCAAACTTT